CTTCTCCTGCAATTGTCGAGTTACCAGTTCCATAATAGTTTGCTCATCGAGTTCCTTGCTCACTGGTCTTGCTTGCTCGGATTCTCTACGGGCTACGTTTTGTAATGACTGATCAACATTGAACATACTATCTAGTTTTGCCTGCATAGCTTCCTTCTCCGATTTAATGGTTTGCAATTCTCCCTCTAAAGTGGAGATGTGCTTCTGTGCATCAGGCATTGCTTTCAGTACAGCTTCTGCTGAGTCATACTTTTGTCTACCGTCAGGTGCAGTGATTGTCTTTAACAGGTCTGCTAAAGGATCAACTACAGAATTAGTAGGTTCTGGATTCCCATTAGGGAATATTGTTGTATCTATGGCTTGGTCAGTCATAGTGTACCTCTTTTTTTACAAAGTTAAGTTATCATTATAACATAATAATGTAAGAATGTCAATCTTTATTTACACTAGGAGTTATAATATTCTGTATTTCATTTAAAGTTCTAATTGATGCTATGTAATCTGCTTGCTTATATGCGAAGTTCGGGTTATCGTAGACCTCCTTTGACATCTGTTCTGATAATAAAGCCTTACGTTTCTTATCTAATACAGCATTAAGCTTCTCAAGTATAGGAAGGGCTGAGACTAGAGCCTTACGCTCTGCCTCATTCATATCCTTACCCCATAACGAAGACCATCTATAGCTCATATAGGTTCTACCTCTGTAGATTGTTCCATCTGTAGATCTTCTTGCGACTGATTAGCTAATCGCTGTGTCTCTTGTTGTTCTGTAATTGCAATGTTCTCTTGGAACAATGCGAATCGAGACAGTCCCATTACATCTTCTACAAGTTTAGCTAATGAAATGCTACTCAAGTGAGGCAGTGTTGCTTGCCATATAGGAGTGTTAGATAGACTAGTTAGATTCTGAACAAGCTGAGCCTGTGATGCAAAGTGTCGTGCTCCAATAGGACGTAGCTTGCCGTTAGCAGTGATGTCTTCTTTAGTTACACTAAGGAAATTCTCAGTGCCAATGTCATTATCCATTACACGAATGATGTCAGTGCCATCTAAGTTTCTTCGTGCTAGTTCTAACATTGCATTAAGTAATGGCTCTAGTATGTTGATCTCAAAGTTTGTAATCTTCTCTTGGAAAATTCTATTACCTGCATTACTTAATGTCTGTACTTCAAATGCAGTCTTCTCGCCTGCTGTACGGATACCCATAGCTTCTCTAGGTGCGCCTGCAAACTCTTCCATGTTACGCTTGATGTTCTCAATATCAATGCCTGCAGAGAACGCAGCACTCTCTACTCGCATAAGATCTACACTACCATTCTCATCCATATACACCTTAGCGAATGGCCCCCATTCAAACTCATCTACATTACCTTTGATGACTAGTGGAGGAGCTGCTGCAAGATCAAATAGATCTGCCTTTAAGTTCTCTAGGTGATCAAGTCTATACTGCAATCCCACTAGGTTAGATAGTGGCCCCATTGCATATAGATTATCAGGGCGTAGTCTCCAACCAACGTGTTGTTTGTAACCTTGCCCCAACCAACTTGGATTCTTAACTTTACGTAATACATGAGTTCTATCCAATATAGTAATTATATAGTTCTGTAAGTATTCGCCTGTATCTGGATCGTGCATAGATCCTTCTAGTTCTAAAATCTCTACAACACCAGACTGATAGTATGTTTGCATATCACCGAAGCCATCAACTGTAAAGCCTAGTGCCTTCTTAACATCTGAAGGTCTATACCCAGTCATCTTGCCTCGCATGTCTTCTGCTTTTGCCACAGCCTCTTCAAGGTAGCGCATCTCTGGTTTGTTAGCTACATCCCATTTCAACTCTCCCATCGTCTTGATTGTTCTAGTTATCTTAGGAGTGTGCTTCCAATCTGCAGCTAATGGATTGAATGTAATATCATAATAAGAATGTCGAATAGCTTTAGGGCCAACGAATCCGTTAATAACCTCACCAGTCTCAACATCAATTGTACGCTCATCTACCCACTCAGCATCTGCAAATGCATTACCAGTGTCGATGTAATCGTACAGTAGTTGACTAACTGTTTGACGGAAGTCACTCATTCTAACCTTGTTAGCTATGTACTCTTGAATAGCAATACGTTTCTTCTTGGTTGCTCCATCCTGTGAGTAAGCCTCCCAACGTAGCCAATCATCATTAGGGAACAATGCTGATATATAGTTAGCATGTAAGTTATCCCTGATCTGACACAGCTTGGGTTGTGTAGTGCTGTTCTTCCAAGGTAGTTTAGAGTTAGTTGTAGTTGTAGTATCTGTAGCAAATACATAGTTACGGAGTTCTGATATTTCTTCATCATATACAGATCTCTGTGCTACGTTACTATCCCACATCTGAGATATACTAACTGCCAATTGATCCCTATCCATTAAACCTTTTAGTTCTGCAACTGTTCCTGCCATTAGTATGTTACTCCACCAAATCTAGGATGGAACATATCCACCACTTTGTTATCTCTGTTTCCTCTACGCATAGGAGCGCGAGCTATCTCCACCGCAGAAGCCAATGCATCTTTAACGTCATCATGTGCAGGTCTTGCTTTCATAAGTTCTTCTTCTAATACTGGAGTATTGCCACCCTTAAGATGCCACATACTTCCATTCTCATATCTAGGTTCTAACACTGCAGCGATGCGCTCTGACTTAGAACCTTCGTGTCTTGACGGTGAGTGTGTATCAATTGACAACCTCATACCTTCTTGCTTAAGTCTGTCCCTAAGATCTGAGGCAATCATTCCTTGCGCTCCATTAATTTCCGCACGCAGTTTATTAAATTGCCACTTGCTATGCAACTCAGCAACCTTATCAAACAGTCCTTGAATCTTATCAGTTTTAAAACGATCAATGTCGAGTACATATATATTGCCACTACTGTCAATGCCAATAACCACAATAGCCGTGAAGTCAGATCTTTTAGACAGCGTGAAAGCAAAGTCGATAGATGCATATATGTTTAGTCCATGTTCTTTGAATTTCCAACCTCCCATACTACGAGTGATAAACTTAGGATCATAGTATTGAAAGTCTTTGTATGACAATCTATTACTATCAGCATGGTTAGTCTCTTGATAATACTGTGCATAGAACTGTGTCTTATCTAAGTACTTAGCCTTCTTACGTGCAAGTTCCTTAGCGTTAAACCCATACAACTTTCCATCTGTTCTAGCTTCTCTAGGCCATAGGAATACGCCATCTTCTTCCACCACTTCTACCTTAAACTCATATACATTACGCTCACCTACAACATCGTCCTTATCATCTAGGATAGGTTCTACCATATCCCTTAGATCTGTGTATAGATCTGCAGGATGGTACTTAGTTCCTACTACAATAGATCTACTACCTGTAGTTTCAATGGATGCTAGTTGTGAATATCGTGCTCGTACATCTGCTCGTCCTGTCTCAGTATATGCATTGTTAGGCTCTACCATGTCATCAAGCCACATATAATTAGCATGGAATCCAGTGATAGAACCAGTAAGACCTACAGCCTTGATTGATGGATCTCGTACTAGCTCATCCTTACGTGAAGGATGGTCTACTAATATCTGATCGTTAGTCCACTTAGCTCTCTTCTTAACATCTCTATGAATCATACTAGGCCAATACTTTGTATAGATTGGAGACTCAATCATATCCTTTATTGCTCGGAGCTGTGCTTCCGCTAGAGCTGCAGTAGAAGAGATGTATAGGTGAGTACTGGTTGGATCCCTAGTCAACGCCCAGAGGCAAGCCACAGCCGCCTGATGGCTCTTCTGATGGTCACGTGGCATTAGTACAGCTAGGTTATCTACATCCCCTATGATTGCTTCCTGCATCTTGTCGTATACATCTAAATGTATTTGTCCATAGACACGCTTAGGGTTAATTAACTTAGCGAATGATTTAAGATCCGCTTCAGCTAATTCTCTAACCTTAGTGGCAATAGCCATTACTGTACAATCCTGTTGTAATCATCTTCAGAATCCTTATGTACCTGTGCTTGGAACTTACGTTCATCCTCAATAGATTGCTTACTAGGACGACCACGCTTAGTTCCTGCCCATCCTTTATCTGCAATATACTTGACAGCTATCTTATCTCCATCCAATGCTAAAGCTTTCATCTGCTTCATAGCCTTGCTTCGCATCTTAAGTTCTAACTCACTTCGCCATTCATCTACATGAAGTCGTAGACGATTGGAGTTACAGATGGCTTGCCAATGCTTCCATCCTGCAAGATACTTAGTTGCAAACTCATACTCATGGATGTCTTCCATCTCTAAGTACATC